ATACTGAACCGGCTAGGAGGCAGGCGAGTGAGAACCTCGAAACGTCCTTTTTTAACAGTTGAATATCTCGCGGGGGTCATAACTGTAAACCGACCCTTCTTAACGGTATTGTATTTTTTAGAAGGGGATGCACGCTTGACTGATACCTTCGTCTTTTTCACAGCCTGACGCACTTTATTCCACCACTCAAACGCACGACGCTCAGCAATGGGCGAAAGACCTGAGTTGCGGCGTGTAGCACTTGGGCGATATCGCTTGGCTGACTGTCCTTTTAGAGAGTGTGGCATTTAAAAGATACCCACATTTTATTTATATGGAGCATGGAATATATAAATATCTAGACATTGATACAAAGAGAATTTTAGGAATTCCTCCAGGTAAAATTGATGAATCAAAAGCATGGAGACTATGGTACCTCCTTGATTCTCATGATGGGATGATCTATAATTTAGAATCTCAGTCTCTTCATTCTTTTAGAAACGGAATGCACGTAATAAGACGCCCTATAGAATTGACTTATATGGATAAATGGACGTGTGTGTTTAATGTTGATAACCTCCCGCACAACCTTGAAATAACAGAACCTGGGGGTGTATATGTTGTAAGCCCGGATCATACAGAGACTATATATACAGAATGTCGCGTCCTTCTTCGGGGTTCTGGACTGGCTCGTGTTATCAACTATACCGGAACAACTAGATAAAACAATAAATCATTTAAAAGGCAATGGTGTTCTGGCATGAGGTTGATTTAACAAAAATTGATTTAACACCTGGTACCCGTGAAAAAGTAAGGTACACTCTGGACGGTGGCCCTCTTCGTTTTCAGATTCCACGAGGTATGTGTAATTGGGGCGTTTCTTCCTATAAATCTTTTCAGGTTGAATTATCAAATCAAGAATTCCTAAATTGGTGGAAGAATCTAGAGAGCATGTTGTGTAACCGAGAGCCATTTACTTCAAATCTCAAAGGGAATTCTTTGAGAATTAAAATTGATGAAAGTACTTATATTTTTGATGAAAATTCAAAACAAAATTCTCCTGAAATTAAAGAAGGAATATTCAAGGAACAGGAACTGTCGTGCATGATTGACATTGATTCTAATTATTTTTATAATGAAAATTGGGGTCTAACTGTTAGGGCTTATCAAGTTAAGTATCTAACACCAATTCCCGAGCCCCCTGCAATTTTAGAAAAAGGAACATGTGCATTTATATAATAGAGCACGCAGAAACCGTCGCCGAAGTGTTTTTTGTATGTTTGTCAGTAAGAGAATTTTTCAGGAATATAGCCCCTGATGTACACATGCTTACTACCAGACATACTGAAATGACAAGTCCAACTTGTGCTTTAAGTTGCCCTACCTGTACACGTTTTGAGCAGCCATCTATTTATAACCATTAAATTAAACTACTTTGGGGGGTGGTCCATGAAACCCGAGATAAACTAGATAAAATGATATAAGAACACACAGAACCCCCATGATCAGCATGTATAATAGGTATTTCCCATTATCTTTGTGAGCATCAGCAAAGCTCGAGTTTTTGTCATAACATTCACGACCAATCGATGTTGATGCAAGAGTCATAACAGCGGTCGAAAGAATTAGGCAGGCGGCCACAACCTGCATTAAAGTCATTTATTATTACAATTTATTTTTTATAAATCTCCCGTGCCTTGGCTAGGAGTGGCCCCTGGAGAAGATGGAAACCCTTGAGGCCTAGGCTCTTCTTCGCCTTTGCAACCGCCTTTATCCAAGGGTTTGTCTTCTCATCTTTTGATTTAGCCTTGCTGACAATCTCGCCTTTTTTCATCTTTAGGTCCTTTTTCTTAAGACCGCCTGGAGTGACATCGGCATTTCCGTGAAAGACTTGAGCGCGGGAACCAACAACCATTTATATTACAATGAGAATATTTGTTTGAGCGCGCGAATGTTCAACTTGGTCTTCGTCACGTTGGGGATCTGGTTTTCTAGTCTTGTATCATTGAGAAGTTCTGCGGCTAGTGCGGCTTTTCCTGCTTGAAGATTCATAATGCTCTGCTCGACACTTGGTACTGTATCGCTTCCCGAATACACAAGTCTTCTGACTGTCACCTTTTGTGTCTGGCCGGTTCTATGAGCACGAGCAATGGCCTGAAGCTCAGTCGCCGGGTTCCAGCTTGGAGCTGTTATATAAACGCGGGTAGCTTCCTGCAAATTGATACCCACTCCACCCGCCTTGATCTGTATCAGAAAGACTGGTGCTGGTATCATGGTTGAAGTTTTGAACCCAGAAATACTGAAATCTCTCTCAGCCTTTGCGACGCTTCCATCTATTCTGAAGACTTGTCGGTTTCCGACGCGTTTTATAATTTCATGCATCTCACTCTTGAAATTATAGAAGATAAGGCTCTTTTCAGTTGGGTGACTCTCGATCAGTTCCATCAATGTCTCGAGCTTTTTGGATCTTCCAGACCACTGCTCAGGGTCCGTTTTTGTCTGAGCAGCTATCCCGTCAAAGTATCCCTGCGGATAGGTCATAACCTGCCGAGTTCTCATCAGGGCTTCAAGCATCTCCATCTGATGCATGGCCTGGTTTCCAGAACGAATGATATCACGAATAATACCCTGTGCGCGGTCAAAAACCTCGTGATAGAGTTGTGCTTCTTCATCATACATGTCAAGTTCAAGGTTCTGGAAATCACACGGCGGAAGCTCGAGACGCTTGTTGTGCTCGCAGACATCTGCCTTTGTCCTGCGCTTTACATATAGCTCTCGGAATACTTCGGGCATTGCCTGAACGTCCTTGCGGTTATGACCAAGGAACCCGCAGAGAGCGACAAAGTCAGCCATCGAGTTGAATATTGGAGTTCCTGTCAATATCCAGCGCGTCTTTGCATAAATTGCACATGCCGCCACGTGAGTCTTTGACCGGCGGTTTCGGATCTCATGACCCTCATCGAGGATCACGCGTCCCCAGCGGACCTGGAGAAGATGGCAAATAGGCGACCCAACTCGGGTAGGAAGCACCGAGTACGGAGCGATGGTCACATCTGCATCCACAAGAACTCGGTTCGCGCCATCAAATACACAAACTGTGAGATGCGGTGCGAACCGGTTAATTTCATCACGCCACTGAGTGACAATCGACTTTGGAACTACAATCAGAGTGCGCACGTGATTCACACACATAAGCGCAATCATTTGTACCGTTTTGCCAAGTCCCATTTCATCACACAAAAAGCCGCCCGGATGCGTCTCATCAGCCTCGCGTTTCACGAGCCACTTGACACCATCGTGCTGGTAAGGAGATATCAGACGCGTCTTCAGGAGGCTTGACATTTTTTTTGGGGAGCACATACAAACTTCTACTCTGACAGGGTAATGACCTGAATTTTTGTCTCGCACCATTGTATGGCGGATGATGCGTTAGTAAAACGAATAGTAGATGCGATTAAATCAGCATCAGCCAAGAAAAATTTAGCAAACCTTAAAGGAACTACGGATATCATACCCGGGCTAGTAGCTATTATTAAAGGTGCGGTTGGAAATAATATAGCAATTGCTGCGACAAAAACCGCCAACTCTACAGACATTTCAAATTCTATTTCAAGGATAATTAAAAATAAAGTAACAATTTCTGGCCCAGTTGCAGCTGCAGTTATCCAACAATTGCCTCAAAAGAATTTAGTTCCAACAATAACAGAAATTATAAAAGGTGCGGTAGGCACTGAAGCTGCAAAAGCTGTTATTAGTACCGCTCCTAAGAATGCAATTTCGAATTCTATTATAAGTATAATTAAAAATCGTGTAGCAATTCCCAAAAATATTAAAAATGAATTACAACGAAAGAATTTATTGCCTAATGTTAATATGAATTTTCTTCCAGCAAATTTAGGAAGTAATGGGAAGCCAGCATGGTCAGGGCCTAAACCAGGGTATATATTTACTACACGGAATGGTAAGACTGGGTATTTTAGAAATTCCTATGTAGAAAAGCCGTCCGGCCCGCTAGGACCGTTTCAGCCCCCCACAATTCGCAATTATTCTAAAATGAAAATTTCAGAACTTCTTGCAGCAATGAGAATGTATCCAACAAATAGGAGTAAAATCATTGAGCAATTGCGTATAAGTTTTGCAGAAGAGTTATATAAACTAAGAAGGATGAATGGTGTGTTGCGGACACGGAGGATAGGTGATCTCTTGCGTCTTCTGCCCCGTAATTTTACAAACAGGCGGAACGCAACTTCCATAATTGTTGAAGATGTCCGAAATACTCAGACAATAAATGAATTGAATAATCTACAAAGGAATTTAGGAAAAGTTCCAAATGAAAATATAAGGTCAGCATTTGCAGAACAGAGAAAGCGCGTGGGCCGCTCGGGAGGTGGCGGCCGCTCGGGAGGTGGAGGAATTTGGGGCCGCTCGGGAGGTGGAGGAAATTGGGGCCGCTCGGGAGGTGGCGGGCGCATGGGAGGGGGGGGTGCGGTACCAGATAACGGCAACTGGCGCCGCGCACTTATAAGTAAAACGAGCACTCCGTCTGGCGCTCCATCAAACACGGGGAACTGGCGCAAGGCACTGGCAGGGGCACCCATTCCTGAAGAGCAGAAACGTGCAATTAATGGAGCAGGTGGCATACCAAATGCTATGCGACAGATTGAGCGCGTCCCAGAGGGTCCTCCTGAAATTGCACGTACCGCAGAAGCTCTCAAACTTACAAATGGGAACGTGACTCAAGCTATGGAAGTTCACAATGTTCGTGCCCCAACTGTTAACGTGGTGCGCCAGCTCGGTGGCCCAACCAATACAGTTCGTGTTCTTGAAGGCTTGAATACACTTTCGACGCCAAAACGGGGCATGATGCGCCGAAAGAGGCAGTCGAAAAAAGGACCCCGAATTGCAGAACTGAACAAGGTTATAAATGCGGTCCGCAAGAAAAAACTAATCTCACTTGTGGCTCACAACGTCACCAAGACAAATAATATACATGAAAATAAGGATCGTCTGAAGAAATATTACAAGAAAGTTCTGAAGGCTAATATTCTAAGAACTCCCTTTGCCAAAATTGCCAAGAGTGCTGCAAAAAAACGAGTCATGTAAGCGCCAGGTAAGAGTGATCTTTAACAACTCAAACAAAATGGACATGTACACTTATATCCAGGAGCTTGACAATGTTCGCGAACGTACGGTTCGGATGCGACCCGACTGGCCCGAACCTTCATGGCTCAAGATTACAACAATAACCATGCATTCTCGAAACGATCGCAAGGTTGATATTCAGAAGTTTCGAGAACGGTTCAAGCCCGTGACGCTTCGACCAAAGGGGACTACTGGTCCTGGGTTTACATGGACTATGGATAACACGGCATTCTACAACCAGATATCCATCAGAACACGGGACGACTATTCTGAGAAGAGCGTCAAGTTATTTCCTAACGGCACGGTTCATTTATCGGGGGGCAACAACCCTCATGACGGTGAGCGCATTCTGAACCAGGTCGCCTTTATCATGAAGGAGGTTCTCGAGTTGGAAGAGCTTCCAGTGATGAACCCGTTTGAGATTTCGATGATAAACTCAAACTTTCACTTTAATGTTGTACTGAACAGTCACAAAGTGAGAGACCGGTTTGATAAAGTCACAGATTTCAAGGCGAGCTACGAGCCAGATAGATACAGTGCAGTCAAGATCAAGTTCAAGCCAGGGCCAGGGATGAAGAAGATGACGGTGAGCGTGTTCAAGTCGGGGGCGATTCTTGTAGGTGGCGCGCAAAAACTGGAAGAGCTGGTAGCAGCGTATGATATTATTCTATCATACATAGACCCTAGCATGTTCGTGGCAAGAGTAGAAGTTCCCAAGAAGTTTGATACTATTATGGGGGCGACGTTTGATGAGTGGAACCGTGTGCTTCAAAATAAAATGTAATAGATTATAAATGAGTACTCGTATTGGTATGGCCGATGGCCGCTGTCTCACAGAATTCACTTCATCTAAACTTCTTCACGAGTCTATAATGAAATCGAACGGTATTGACGTCCAAGATAATTATAAATTTCGCGAGCTCGCCCAGCAGCGCGGCCCAGAAGGTTTCAGTTTACCGCTGAAAAATGCGGCATGCATGTCTGGGTCTCCAACTGTTATAGTATCTCAGGAGGGCGGGTGCTAAAGAAAACAGACGCTAGTATATTAAGATGAAAATAGTCATCGATGGAAATATCGGTGCAGGCAAAACGACACAACTCGGTTTGCTTGAATCGAAAGGATGGTTCGTGAAGCGCGAAGCCATAGAAAAATGGCCTCTCAAAGAATTTTACGAAGACCCAGGACGTTGGACATTTTTGCTCCATATGAGAATTCTCCAGACGTTTCGCCCAGTGCAGACAACACAGCACGTGGTGTATGAGCGGTCCCCGTGGAGCTCACGGAGTGTCTTTTGGCCGCAATTTCAGGTTTCTTCTATTGAAGATGAAACTTACAAGTATTTCTTTGAGAGGGAGAAATGGTTTCCAGATATTTACATTTATCTTTCAAAAGATCCTGAAATTGCTTACCAGCACATCCAGAAGAGGCATCAGACAGGTGACGAGTCAATTACAATTTCATACCTGAAAGAGTTGGATATTGAGTACAATAAACTTGCGGAGACCATCCCATGCACTACATATATACTTGATGCCAACAGGTCTGAAGAAGAAATCCACCAAGAAATATGTCAGATCCTTTCAGAGAATGAATTGTTCGTCAGTGACGCTTTCAGGATCTAAATGCAAACAAAAAGCTGTTCAAGAAGGCAAGTGCCAGGCTCACCTTGCACATACATGCACAATTTGCCTTGAACTAACGAAGCGTTCCGATAAAAAACTCAAATGCAAGCACGTGTTTCACAACCGATGCATCATCAAGTGGTTCGAGGAATCGATCGAGTGCCCAACTTGCCGCATGGAGCAAGATGATGACCCTTTGATTATTTTTCGCACAAATATTGAAGAGAATATGCGGCTCAAGTACAAGGATGCCATCAAGTCTCTCGAGCTTGAACTAGCCCTGCGGCGCCGTGCCTAGGATATTTTACAGTATAAAAGCAATGGAAAGGCGGTGTGGTGCTCAAACCCTCACGGGAAATCCCTGTAAGCAGTTTCCCAGGGGCGACCAAGAGCGGTGTTGGCAACATTCCGGCCCACAGTGTTCGGTATGTCTGGGATATATGAAGGAAACGAATACACGCGAATTGCCATGTAAACATTCGTTCCATGATCGCTGTGTAGAACGCTGGAAATCTTCATGCACTGGCCCAGACCCTACATGTCCCATGTGCCGAACGCCATTCGATGTACCGACATATAGATGCCGGCTCGTTATAGAACGTGTATCCGATGGGAGTCTTAACACAACAGAATTCGATTCTAGCAATATACATTCTATAGTGGGAGGTTTTGGGATAGATTTAAGAGCTCTTGAAATAGATGGAAGTATGCTACGGTCGGAAATTCATTGGAACATAGAACCTGATGAAGACCTAGTAGAACAACTAGACCTCATAGGGTTGCCTATACCCGATTCGCATTAGTGCCAGTTTTTGCAAAACCACGCCGAACGCCATATGCTGAGCAGAATTTTGTATAATGAAATCCTGGTTTATAATTTCGGTCAGCCTTCCGTGGGTCTGTTATTGTTTTACCAGATGCATCAACAATTAGGGGGCCGCCAGCCCACCCCGTCTTGTGACTCCAGAGCCTGACTGGAAAGTCTAGAATACGCCCGGGTGGTACTTTATCTTTTGATGCGGCTGATAGTTTATTTAAATGGCGAAGTTCTTGCGTGTTATTCGCAACACGACCATTATTACGGTTCGTAGATGGCCTAGATTTAGCAAGTGCAGTCTTTATGACTGACGGCGTTACATGAAAAAACTTTGCCAAACCTGTAACTGAATCACCTAGTCGCGTACGATAGCGAATAGCACTAATCTCTTTGTACCAGTGGAAATCACCCGTAGAATTTCCAAAATCGTTTGAAGGAGCTACGAAACACATTACCTTGTAAAACCCAATTTTAGGTTTAGCAGAAGCTGATTTCATCTTGTAAACATTCCCTGGGTTATCAGAAAGAACACGTTTAGCTATTCCACCACATGTGCGAAATGTTAGTCCATTTGAACCGATACCGGCCCTATTACCGGGAACGCTCTTGCTCTTCCTATTACTGGAATATGACCCAAACGCATAGTCATAACAGTTATCATGCGCGACCCCCTTCGTTCCCCAGGGGGCCCACGTATACTTTGGGGCCCATGGGTTTGGTGCACGCACGACCATCTTGTTATTAGCCATTAATTTTTTCTATGTCTAATAAAAAGATGTATAATGTTATTCGTTCCCGCAATCGCCAGGATGCCGTATACAACATTCTAATTTTTCAAATTTACCTGACTGTAATGACGTTTATTATCCGTTACCTATGGAACGGTACGCTCGTCAAGTACATCAGCATTCTGAAGCCGGTTGATTCGCTCTTCCACACCTTCATGCTTGCGCTGGCTCTTTCCATATTCAAGTGTTAGATCTCAGTGTAGCCATGCTTTATCTCGCCATTTAGCATAAGCGTCGGAAACCCGTTGACAAACTCAGGGCAAGTTTCCGTGGGACAATTTACAAAAGTATAATCAATCCCCTTCCCCGTCAGGTATTGCTCCTGCTTGACGCACCATGGGCACGTTTTAGAACCATACACAATTAGATTGCCTTTGTCAACTGCACTCTGTCCGCCAGCTCCCGCGTCATATTTCGAAGAACGAAATATCATAACAAGTTGAATTATCATAAAAAGAAGTATTAGAATACTAATACCAACGGCAATGTGAATCGGTGTTAGTTTCATCATTTACTTTACTCAAGTAAAAATTTTACGGGCAATATCCGCTTTTTTTCTTAGACCCTTGATGTTTTTTCCACGGTTCGCGGCAAGTTTCTTTAGTTCGTCCAAAGACATGTGAATATTGGCATATACCCACCGACCCTTATTGGATATCATCTGAACACGTTTAGATGAAGGACTCAATCTATAGTTTTTATTGGGTGGCCTGGGCTGAGTCACTGTAACTTTAGATGTGTGCCGGGCAGCCTTGATAGCATTTGCACGTTCCTTGAGCCGCCGGGCAGCCTCTCGCAATTTGTTCGCATTCACGGGAGATGGACGACGTGGCGGACTGACACGAATTGGTGCCGGTGCGGGCTTTTTAGCAGGTGCTTTGCGGTTCACACTACGAGGGTTGGGTGAAAACGGCAAGTTTCCACGGTTCAAACGTAGTTCGACAATGCGTTTGGCTTTTTCACGTGCACTGTTCCACGCATTTTCATAGTTTTTACCAGATACGGCTCCACTATTACGCCATATTCCCTCGACCATTTTATTAAATTTAGAATTTTTGAGTATGGCTGCCGTAATCTTCTTTGTTGTTTTGTGCCCGGGCTTGAGTTTGGGTCCCGCCTTGAGTTGAGCGACAGTGATGCGACCACGTGGCCCAAGAGGCTTGAGTTTCGCCCGGCCAGCCTTGAGTTCCTTTTCGGACACTCGGGCCTTTGGAACTGAGATGCGTCCAGTTTTCTTAAGTTTGGCCCGAGCAGCAACAAGGTTGGGAGAGGTGATCAGCCGACGGCGTGGAACCTTCTTGAGTTTCGCACGAGCCTCGACAAGGTCAGGAGATGTCACCTTACGACCAGTGATATATTTTGAACGAGCAACCTGTGCAAGAGATGGAAGCCCAGGGCACGGGTCTTTGTACTTGAGACGCCACTCTTGCACATGTTCAGAAGAATCACCACGGTAGCCTTCAGGTACTGCCCAGTCAAGAAACACTGATGTCCTTGGGAGACCTCCCTTGCGTTTTACAAAATCACGAAGGTTGTTCAAGAAGAAGTGGCAGTCGTAGCGGGAATCAGTCGATGGACCGACTCCCCATTTACCGGCCGTATTTGTTCCATTGGCAGTATTAACCGCGGGGTTGGTGCCATCTTTTTCAAGACGCGCCCACCCGAAATCACCGATAAGGAACCCTCGGTCCGCAACCATGACATTTGCGGGCCACAAGTCGTTGTGGCGGAAACTTGGGTACTTTTTACGAATTGTAGCAAGGGTCCCAATCACGCTCGAGATGACGTGATGTAGAGCAGCATCACTCGCCCCCTTCTTCTCTAGCCAGTCCTCAAGAGAACCACCCGAGCAAAATTCCATAAATATGATGGACTGTTTTGATTTATCATACTTGCGTGAATTTTGGACATTCTCCATATTAATATCTGAAGGCTTGATGAAATCTAGACAGTGTATAATGTCATATGGCTCAACCACGCCTTTGGGAGCAGCATCGAAAACCTTCTTTTGAATATGATACTCTACAATCGAAGGCTGAGGCTCCTTGCGTGCATATGCCGCCATATCTTTTGGACAAATTTTAGCGGCAAAACCTTCTCCTTTATATACAATTCCCTGACGACCACGGCCAATGACTTTAATTAGTTTTTTACGAGCTTCTGGGCACGTGAAATGCGATTTGTTTGGGCTTGTCTTTTTGGCGGGGCTTGCTGAAATTTTCACACCTTCGGACTTGAGCATGGCGCGGCGGAGGCGGCGAAGGGTGGGAGACTCTGGGCCATATTTTGGAGACTGACTAAAAGGAATTTTCGCAACGTATTCAGAATATGCACGGCGTTCCTTGGTTTCACCATGCCCAAGAGGACGCCCGCGGGGTGCATATTCGGGTTTCCAGTTTGCAGGGTTCCATGTAAACGGTTTAAGAAGGGGGGAACGGACCACCTTGGCGGCGCGTTTTGGACGAACTCTAGATGGGCGGAGGTTGCGTTTCGACAAAAGAAAGCGAATCGCGTCACCCTTCGTTTTTACAGAATTTGGGATATTGTACTCTGAATTTCCATTATTTGCTCGACGAAATACATATCTAAGACCGGGACGATTGGTGACGAGACGAAATTTACCAGATTTAATCCAACTCATTCTATTACACTACACTATTTTTTTCTACTGATCGGGGTCGGTCTCATACTCTACTGAGGCGGCGTCATCAACCGGCTCATCAGCCGGCGCCAGAAAAGCGCAAGCCTTGAGCTTGTTGGTCGGGGAGAACATCACTTGATGGACACGCACAGTGATACCAACACCGGCCGGAGTACGCCAGATCTGGTTGATCTCGATGATGGCACTGACAGACTGACCCTTTTCCAGATCAGAGAGGGGAACCTGCTGCCGCTGAGCATTGTAAGCCTCAGTCGCAATGGACCCGTCCTTGATACTGGTCAGAATCTTAAGACTCAGAATAGGTGCGTAGCCCTCCTTGGAAGGGGGCTTGACACAGGACTTGTAAACACCCTCCGCGATCACCTCGCGTGACATCTTCTTGCCTAGCAGCTCCTCAGACTTGGATGCGATGAAGTCCAGGACACGCTCATCGAGCTTTGAAAACGCCTCTAGAACCTCTGGCTTGTCAAGGCTCAGAGCCAGGCTATAACTCACGCGACCCGAAGCCTCATCCTTGTACTCACTCAGGCCGAAAGGTGCCCGAAGCTGAGGTAACTGGAACATGAGCTTGCCACCACCGGCCGCGTTAAGATAGACCGCCTTGCCACCCTTTACATTCTTGCGGACTTCGCTGAAAGTGACATCGGAAGCGTTGAAGGTGTTGAACATGCGGAGAGCCATTTTGTTTCTTCTGTCTATTACACGTCGGTCGTCCTTATGTGGCTTCTGCACGACCCTAATTTTTTTTCGGTGCTCAAGGTAAGGATGTCCTTTAGCTTCTTCAGGAAACGCAGTGCGCCCCCATTAAATTTTCCTAAACAGATTATCGAAAATAACCAAAATCTCGCACTCAACGCAACTGTCCGTGCCTATGTGAATGCGTACAATAAGACCAACGCCAATAAACGTCGTACAAATTTTCCAATGAACCGGACTCTCTTGAATTCACTCAAGAATTATATAAATAAGAAACGTGGAACAGTTGCTGGGAAGGTGGCTGCGGTGGCTAAAATTGCGGGCGGGACAAATAACCAAGCAAATGCTGCCGCAAAGGCTGCATTAATTGCTGCTAAACCTAATTCTACACCCGGAATTGTAGGAAGTAAAACAGGTAATGCTGCGGCACGTCTCGGAGCACCCCCTACAGTCGTGGCAGCTGTCGCCGCCGCTGGAGCTGGCGCACATGCGAAAGGGCAAGGAGCAAATCCAAGCCGAGTAAATGCTGAAAGGGCAAATGCGTCTGCAAACGCAGCAGGTAATGCCGTAAACCCGAATACACGCCCGGCAACTGTTGCGAGGATTGCGGCCAACGCGGTCGAAGCGGCAGGTGGAAACAATAACGCACAGCGCCTTGCTGCGGCTCGGGCTGCAGAGAATCAGGCGCGCAACCAGGGAGCATCACCTTCAGAGGCAAATGCCATTGCGATTCTTACCCGCATGAATAAGAATAACACATGGAAGAATAGTTTTACAAATGCAAATTCCCAAAAATTAAAGAATGCTGCAAACCGCACTACAAACCAGGCTATGAAGAATAAACTTACATCCGCATATATGCGAATTAATGCACATCTCGCGAATAAGCGCAGGACGCGTGCAAACCTGCTCAGTGCTGAAGCCGCTCCGCGCTTCTTTAACGCTCCGAACACCCATCCTATAACAGGCAACATTTAGATGGACACGGATACACCATATTCTGTTTCTTTATTCCGCAAAATTTCTTTTGGGTTGAATCAACGAGTATAGAATCCTCAAACTCAGAAGGAGAATATTTACTACACTGCTCAGGACACTCAGCTGGCATCCTAAAAGGGTTGAATGTTATATGATCCCACATTGGCTGAGCTGGTGCAGGCGACGGGTAGTTTGAGTATATCAATAAAATAATAAATAATAAAATTATTATAGCCCTCATTAAAATATTGATATATTAAAATGTCAAACGCGGTAAATTATATAATTTCCTATATTGCGTTTGTTATTTTTGCCAACCCAGCAGGCTTTAAGATTGTTCGCAAGGTGCTGGGCTCCTGGATCTCCAGCCCAGACGGTCTCGCGACGCCCCTTGGGCTTGCGTTCCATGGTCTAGTGTATATTGCCATTGTTGGATTTATAATGACTCGGACTCAGAAAAAATATTAGACTTAATTAACAATCAATGAGCCCTATTATAACCCTGATTCTTTTCATGATTGTTGCCAGCCCGAACACATACAAGCTGACGCGTTCAGTTGGCGGCGACTGGATTGCATCAAGCGACGGTGCTGCCAAGTTCGGTGGTCTAGTTCTTCACGCCATCGTGTTCATAATTCTGTCTCGCCTCGTATGGAAAATGCTAAAGTCCAAGAAGTCCGGCTTTTCAGCAATGATGAACCCAAAGGACTACTAGAACTCTTCACCCCCGAAGAGTTCCTTAGAACTCTTCGTCAAACCTTATAGTATCGCCATCAGCAATGATGTGCTTTGAATAATCACCGACCCTTTTCTCGAAGAAATTGGTCTTCCCTTCCAACGAGATATTCTCCATCCAGTCGAAAGGGTTTTTTGAGTTGTAGACCGGTCCTTCCCCCAGTTGGTTCAGCAGGCGATCGGCCACAAATTGAATGTACTGAGTCATATCTTGTGAGTCCATGCCTATCAGCTTACATGGAAGTGCGTCTGTTATGAATTCGGTCTCAATTTCAACAGCTTCTCGCACAATACGCGCCACCTCAGGACATTTCACCAGGAGATGCGAGTACAGTGTAACTGCAAACTCCTGGTGCAGCCCCTCATCGCGGCTTATCAACTCGTTACTGAAAGACAGTCCAGGCATGAGACCGCGCTTCTTGAGCCAAAATATAGAACAAAACGAACCACTGAAGAATATGCCCTCAACACACGCAAAAGCCGTGAGACGGTGCGCAAATGGCGAGTTTGGACCCATCCACTTCATAGCCCATTCAGCCTTTTTCTTCACAGCCGGGACATTTTCAATAGCGTTCAAAAGACTGGATTTCTCACCGGGATCTCGAACCAGCTTGTCAATCATAAGAGAGTATGTCTCAGAATGAATAGATTCATTAAATGCCTGATATGCATAGAATGACCGAGCTTCCGCAATCTGGACTTCAGACCCAAAGTTGATGTCTATATTCTCCATGACAATACCGTCTGATGCCGCAAAGAACGCCAACACCATTTTGATGAAATTTCTTTCGTCAGAATTTAGACTGTCCCAGTCTTTCAAATCCGTTGCGAGATCAATCTCCTCAACTGTCCAAAAACTACCTACCGCTTTCTTATACAGGGCCCACAAGTCTGGGTACCGTATGGGAAAGGTTGTGAAACGAGCGGTGCTCGGCTCGAGTATTGGGTCCATTGTTAATATAGACAGGCATTTTTTTAACAGGTGTACTGCACCTCGTACGACAATATCAGAAGAAATACGAACATGAAAACTGACCCAGTCAGCATCCAATAGAATATCATCTACTATATACTTGGAAAATTATGGCTCAGTTTCATCTGCTGGACGCGCCATACGGAAATAGTTGAGTATAGCTCTTGACCGTGTGGAGTCTCCAGACGTTGACGACTGATCACTGACATCTATCAATGGGTCAATTGCCATGAAATTCTGGAATTTACGGTTAATGGGGTTTGCCTGCTCCAGACATGCATTGAAATCTGCAAAACATTCCTGGAGAAATATCTTCCCCTCTGAAGATCTAGATTCTGGAGAAATACTCAGCTCTTTAGATACCAACAGCGCAATGCGCTTCATAGATATACTCGACCTAAGAGCTATAGTCATTTTTTCATTCAATTTAAGGTACAATTGAACCGAACCCAGTAGACCTGTACCAGCAGAAAGCACCGCATTGAGAATACTCACATACCTTTGTTCAAGAAAGTCCGTCAGGGCTATAGCAGATAGTGCGTTGATGGATGATATGACAAGAATAGGAACGTTAAAGCGGTTTGAAAGCCATTTATAATATTCATAATCTTTCATAAAATATTTATGATACGCATTGCACTGTCGCTCGAGACGAGTGAGAAATTCTTCCTCTTGTTTTTCCCACAACATTCATAATTTAACGCGCTAAAAAAATTTAGAGTCTGTTTCAAACTCAACAATATCACGAATACGACCTGGTAGTTTATTGCGAATACCCTTGTAAACCATTGCAAATACTGGGCTAGAATTTGTAATCTTAATTTTTTGAAGAATGTTCTGGTCGGGCCGAATATCGCACATTAGGTTCATCAGATGGAGCGCAGTATCAGAATTTAGTTTTGAAATTGGTACATCCCTGAGATTAAGTTCGATGATCTCCTTCAGGTTGTGTTTGAGAACATATGCATCGAGTTGTTCCACGACTGGCTTGACAGAGAGCATAAACATTTCAGTCTGTGCGGGGGTTTTAGGCTGGCGCTCAATGTACTTTGCCCCTAGAAATTCAATGTACAGGTTCTGACCTTGTGGGTAGAACACAAGTAGGTCTGTCATTCTTATAAATGTTGAGTCTCTTTTTTTTATGTGCAATAAATAGATGGTTGACCACGTGTATTGTATAAATCTAGAACGACGCCCAGATAGACGTGCATCCGCAGAACATGAGTTCTATCAGAACGGGATTGGACCTGTTGAATTTTTCAATGGAACAGATGGTAAATTAGATGCACCGGACGACATTTATATTTCAAAGCCTGAATGGGGGTGTTCTGATAGTCATATTCGTATATGGAGGGATATGGTATCCAAAGGATATGAAACTGCTCTCGTGTTTGAAGACGATGTTGTAATTCTTCCAGACTTTAAAAATAAATTAATTTTAGTTCTAGAAGATTTGAAAAATTTACCTGAATGGGATTATGTAAATTTAGGACCATTGGAGTTTAAAAATAGTCATGGGAGAGCGAGTCAGACACTTGTAAAAGGTGCGGCTTATGGAGGTCATTGCTATCTTATAAGTCTAAAATGTGCTAATCACGTATCAAAATGGGAAACGAGTGATCTTCACTATTGCCAAGATGTACAACTTGCAAAAAGTCCGCTTAAAATGTATTATACATCAAAACCTCTTGCAAACCAGGAATCTTTTAATTCTAGTATATTTGGGGTGATAACTTCATGGGTAAAAGGTGATATAGGTTTCAAAAGGACACCAGATTGGGACTTTTTAATAAGATATTTTTTTCAAAATAAATTATTCATTTCAATTTTAATTTTATTATTAATAAAATTATCAATATAAATTGAATAATGATTATATTATTTCTTACAAATATGTAAGGTTTACTCAGAAATCTAACCAGTGGATGTGTCCATGAAAGTTCATATTCGTGATTCAGAACTGTTCTTTTTGTAATTTTGGCCATTGGTTCTATAATATCATGTTCGAGTATACCAATTTCATCCAAGTAGTTATTGAAAAATATAGAAGTAATTAAAGGACCGGTTTGTATCTGCTCTTCAAATTGTTTATCATCATCCTTGACATCATTTTCAATTAAAAAATTTATAAATTCTTTAATCATAAAATTATGTTTTGTACATGCTATTGTGGCACTGTTGAACATTATGATATTTTCTGTCATACCTCTGAGAGAAATATAATTTTCAAATCTACTTATTCCCATTTTAGAAATAATTAATTTTTCATGGTTAATGCCTGGTATCTTGTCAAGTGGACGGAGACTTTCCGCATCAGTGTCTATTGATATACCACCATAGTTATAAAGTATGACAACCCGTGCAAAACATATTTTGGCCATCATCCTGTCAAACGAATCAAATTTTGCAAGAGCATCAGGTCCGAATTTCTTGCATTCTTTTCTGAGAGACTTTTCATCCCAATTCATGTGTTCCCAATTTTCATTAAGGTCGTGTAGAGAATTTACATTTTTCCAAAACTTTTCTGGTAAATTATCCCACCCCTGAAACCAAATCTGATGAGTAATCTTAGGTATTTTACCCATATTATAATTCTAAACTTTTTAATAACTAAACAAAAGCGCGAATAGTTTAATATTTTTAAATTTCTTATTATAATGAAGTTCTATTGTATAAATTTAGAACGGCGTCCAGACAGAAAAGAGCAGGCTATGGTTCAGTTCGATCGTGAAGGTCTCGATGTAGAGTTCATAAAAGCAACCGACGGAAACAAGGATGCTCCAAAGGGCATATCTCTTTCAAACGGTGAATGGGGGTGCTCAGATAGTCACATTAGAGTTTATAAAGATATTGTAAAAAATTCTCATGAAATTTCTGTTATTTTTGAAGACGATGTAAACCTGGCTACAAATTTTAAAAAAAAAATGAATAAAATTTTAAAAGAAGCTGAAACCATAGGCTGGGATTTAATTTATTTAGGTCATTATTTGGCTATAAATAAGGGTTGTGTTTCAGAAAGTCTATTTACGGGAAAAGGTTTGGGAACTCATGCATATGTAATTCATCTCGGTGCCGCACAAAAAATGAATAATTTTGAAGCAACGAATTTAAGAATACCATGGGACGGTACACTTTCAAGAATGCCCCATATACGTTTATTAACAAAAAATCCGATAGCATATCAAACAAAAGATGGAACAATTTTTAGTGCGTTTTTCCGACAAATTATAGATGGAGATATAGGGGCATCGACTTTTGACTGGAAATATCACATAGAGTATTGGTCGCCATATATTTTAATTATTATTATTATTTGTTTAATAAAATTCTTGAAGAGATGATCGCACTTAGTATCAACATACCCTGGCCACCTATAGGGTTTGCATAGCACAGGTCATCTCCCAACTCTTGTAAAAAGAACCATGGTTTCATAAATGGATATATTTCACATACAGCCTTATTCAGGATAATCGACTTTTCCCTTTTAGGTAAATCTTCGGCGCCTATAACTTTCTCCTCATATTGACCAAGTACATGAAATGGCAGTATATGAAGTGCCCATATAATAGGAATAATCCAAAAAAGAATAATTCCAGCATGCCACGGTGATATAAAGGGACCCAATAACATGTATACCCAAAATACCAAATGAATTGTTACTATAAATTTAAATAGCATGCCTATATATTGACTTGTATTAAATTTCGCATGAAAGGCGGCAGAAACCCTCGGACAGAATCTACAAGGGTTTTTACGAAAGGATCCGCCCCTGATGCCTGAAACCCCGTGAGTAAAATACGGTCTTTAGTATGTTCGTATACGTTCCATATCAATCTCATAAGAGCGACAGGGTTTACATTCTGAAGTTGTATGCCTGTGAGATCAGCCGTACATACCTGTCTGAGATTTTTCTCAATGCAAATTTCCTGAATTTTGTCAAGGACCGGATACAAATCTTTACAAAAATCATCTGTTCCCTCCAGTGAACTTGGTTGAAGCTCGAAAAGCTTGCCGACAAGAATGTGCACGTACAGGACATCTCCATCGGGCTCAAACCGAAGCCACTCCATTGATATTAAGCAGAAATTAAGAGTCTACGAAAAACGTATCATATTACGTGTCGACTTTGGAATTATAAACCGGACCCCCCAGTAAATAATCTTAAAGAGTCTACCCCCATTTATGAAATTTATAGACTGTAAAATACCATTATCATTTGTAAACTTTTCAAGATCACCAATAAGCCGACACGTCTGTTTGATATTGAGGGCTCGTAGGTTCGCATCCTTGAGGTCAACCGTGCAATACATGCGCCGGCATTTCGTCAGCCAGTCACCTATGAGCATCATCAAGTCATCTGCAACAACCGGCTGGTTCTTTATAAAATCTGAAGCTGAAATTACAACTTCAAGGTCAAGAGATTCTTTATAATTCCATGTCAAGAATTTTCCGAGATCCCTCATTATATTCTAAGCCTAAAATAAATGATACACGCTGTCCGCACTTTCGGCGTGGCGTGGGTTGGAGCCATATGTTTCGTTTTTGCATTTATTGTTTCAAGTCTTCTTAACAAGATAACACCAGCACTTGACAAGACAAAGGCAAAATGGGTGACGTTTCTCGAAGTTACAGTCCAGTTTGCCGTTGTTGGTGCAATAGTATATGCTTCGCGCCTGTTCATAAAGCACATACCGTTTCCATTTGACGGAGTGTCCGGGTACATACATTCACAGCTCGGTGAACTTCGATCCCTTCCACTCATGGTTTTCATCTTCATGTTCTTTCAAACAAAGACTCAGGATAAAATGCGATGGATCACAAGTTCATGATTTTCTCAATTTCTTCCTTCGATTTTCCAACAAAAGAAGACGCCACCAGTTTGCATATAGTTTCAAAGAGTTCAGTATATTCGAGATAATCAGCTGCCATGCATAGCTCTTTGAGTTCGGCATACTTTTTTTCACTTACACACCAAAGGTCGTCAGGTGCGTCTGGAATATCCCCAGTGTGTGCAAAACTCAGCATCTTTTCAAAAGTTTTAGAATTTATTGATACAGGTATATATTCCGTATTTGGAAAATCTTCAAGGAGTCTGGGAAAAAGTTTGAAATTATTCATAAGGTGTTCTGGACACTCCATATCGCAATCTGTTAGGCGGACGAGCATTTATATTAGATGAATCACCACTCTTTATAAAAGCAAAATAGAAGAATACAAGAATAGCCAGAACTAAACCTGAAATAAGACTAATTTTAAAAACATCTAATTTGTTCGTCGCTGAAGAGGACGAGGACGAGGACGAGGACGAGGACGAGGACCCGTTTATCCCTGGATAAGTTGCCATTGGTCCGACAACTGTCATTTTAATTATATCATATAATTAAAATGAGAGACCTTGTAATAATTTTCATTCTCATTTTAGTACTCATTCTAATGAATAAAAGATCATCAGGGTTTGGGTCTGGAAGCGCAACTCCATGGGATTCACTGCAAAACCTACCATATGCTAGTTCGATGGCCCCGTCAATAACCATGATTATTAATCAACTGGAGAGTAAACCTTTTCTTTCAAATGTTAATGATATCATAACTCTTTACAACCCGTATTTAACAACCAAGCTAACCCCATATACTTCTGAAACAGAAGTTGCAAAAATGTTCGCAACTGCAGACTCTTCAGGCGAAGCATCACTTACACCAAGAGATAAAATTATTCTACGAGCTGTATCATACCTCGGATATTCAGTACAACAAGCGTGTGGCTGGGGGTATTTTCCAACAGTATGTGATATAGGGGAAGACGGTAAAGTTAGCTGGGCGGACGATATTCTTAAACAAAAGGGTCAGACTCTTATTCAAAACATGGTACAAGTTTTTAAAGCTGCTTTTTCTTTCGGTGCTAACTCTGATGCCATAGATGACGAGACTTTTTTAAATATTATCACCCCAATTATTCCAAAAACTCTGTCACCTTTTACAGGAAAAGCCGACTACCTTGCTAAAATGGAGTCGAATGACCCTACCGCGATGTGGTTTAAGAAATTTTTTATGATAGGACCTCTTTATCTTTACTGGAAGGCTATTCACATATGGAAACTTGACCCAGCGTTTTCTGTTTCTGTGACTTCCACTAGCGCTTCCCTCGCGCCGCCGCCGCCCTAGTCAAGCTTTTTCAAGAACCTTTCCTAATAGCCCAGTCCAATGAAAACATTTATTTTGCTCTTCTGGGTCTTCAAGAAATGAGACGTATGGTCAATGTAAAGTTAGACTCATCCAGATATAAAATATTGACATTTATAAATGACTGTGTCCATACCTAATATTAATATTGCTCCAATTCCTCCTATTCTTTTAAGTATATCAGCGTTTTTTTATTTCAAGAAAATTCCACTGTTGTATAGATTACTGATATCGTCATTAGTATATTTATTAATTTATTTCATTGAGGCTATTATAATATTATTAGCGTTCTGGCGGACGGGTTTTGGCATGTAACGATTCTTTCTCAATATTACATGAACGACAAGTACATGTAATAGAGAGTGGTTAACGCTCCCGGTGAGACTTGAACTCACAATCTACAGATTAACAGTCTGACGCCTTAACCAATTAGGCCACAGGAGCACATTGAAAGGAAGATGGCTAGTCTTTTGGGCTGATCATATGATGCCGGTCATATTTACAACCGCCTTTCTGCCGTTTTTAGCGAGGTGGCGCCCCCTCGAGTCTGACTTGTGTGAGACCAGCGGAGCTACCACTGCACCAAAGTCAGGCAAAACGCGTAGCTTTTTGCCACGCGAGCCTTTTAGGGACTTGCTCAGGTCAGCGACCTTTGGTCGCGTCGGGTCGTAGACCCTCCAACTCCCCCCAGATCTTGCGATCTGGTCCTGGCGGGGGTCGAACCCGCGACTTCGGGCTCATAAGACCCGCACTCTAACCAACTGAGTTACAGGACCTAAGAAAGTGTAAAAATCTTTCGAACTTCGCGTACTTCTGTACGACACCCTGGGCATGTCGACGACCGTGAGCGATGCCAGCAATGCTCGCAAATAGCGTGATTACATGGGTCAAGAAGAGAGTCAACAAAGTTGTCCATACATACAAAACAAGTAAAACGTGCGTACCTTTCAGCGTTCGTGTCCATCAAAATACTCTTCATTGCTCCGACTCGCCCAAGTGCTTCCGCATATTCTTGCGTCAGGTCAGACACGCCCTCAGTGACCTCGTAGTTCCCTATAAGTTCTGCAAGGTTAGCCTTTAACCCAGAAGACTTGAGAACTTTTGAAGCAACTTCTAGAATATTTAAATCAGATTGTTTAGATGTCAGCTGAGAAACTAGGAGGTTGGCATTTGCCCGAGCCTTGGCATATTTCATCTTGTAAGTTCCGAGTTCTTTTTCGAATTCTGTCCATGAATCATCTAGGTCAACAGGAATGGGTGCGACAGTCGGAACGGCGAGGGTCCTAAACGCAAAATCACTCAGTGGCTCCAGGAAAGAATAATTCATTACAAACATTAATAAAAATGTCCTTAAGTATTAAATGATACCTGCTTCTATAATTCTTGTTTTGGGAATGGGAATAATTCTATTTGGTATTCAGATATTCTTCATGCCTGACCGTCGGAAAGTTCCATCGGAGATGATCAAGGCGGCTATTTTGATGGTGGGCGGTCTGTACCTTGTGTTTTTCCTTTCCCGGCAGTTCTCCAAGGGCAACAACGCGGTGGGACTTCCTCCAGGCTATTAGTAATGAAATCAACCGCATCCTCAAAATGACCAGAATCTACAAGCCCAGCCCCAGCTGGATGTTCTGAAATTCCCAGAATCAACTCTTCGCGCGTCATATTCAATTTTATCATTGACTTGAGAAAGTCGAATAAATTCGCACCACTTACATTTTTCATTTTATTTTTAAACAAAATTGCCCGTGATTTATCCAAGAGATCTTCAATGCTCATACCGGGTTTCTGTTCCCGCAGTGCCTTGACGAGTTCTGGCCCAGAAAGATTATCCATATGTATAATAAAGATGTCTACTGACCTTAATACTATATTTTTCTGGCTGTTTACGGTCATGTTCGCCGCACTCGGCATTTCGAGTTTCATAGAGGCTAAAAAATCTCAGGCGACGCTGGGCGAGAACTATTTCGCGCTCATGTACCTGATATTCGCCGTAGGTCTTGTGATATACAAGATGATGGGTAACTAAAGATGCGCAGTGTACAAATGGTAAGAAAATGGAACCAGGTTTTGATTTTGTGAAAAAAGACCTTGAAAGGAGGACGGGGAGTAGGTCAAGTACTTTTGCAGGTTGGTTTGTAAGATATCTGAAAGAAGCAGACAGTGAGTATGCTATACACTTGTTTAATCGTTTTGCTTGTACACCTATTAAATATTCTGATTTAGAAGTTTATGGTTATGAAAAAAAGCTACACGCCAATAGCTGGATATGGAGTAACTTAGCCTACATGTACGAAGTTGATGATGAAGATCTTGAAGACCTGTGTTATGGTGACAAGATGCGCGAGAAAAAGAGACGTCTTCAAGAACTCAAACTGGATAGAGCTCTAAAAATCCTGCATGATATGTACCAGTTTGAATAAGTTACGACTCCAAGATTCTTGAACAATCTTGGGGCCGAAGCCCTGGGCCGAGGCCCTTTTTTTAATATATATAAATAATTCCACCCATTAGTTGGAGAAGGCCAATCCTCCCATCCCGGATTGGATTCTAAGAATATTGTAGTTCACTGCGAACATCTTCTGTAGAGGGGTCGTGTACGTTGGCTTCAGGTTCACTGCTACCTGGGCGTTATCAATGCGCGAGAAGTTGCACGTGCCGGTTGGCTGGTGCTCCTCTGGCTGCAGAGCGAACGAGTACACATAGATACCTGCGTATGGTGTGCCCGTGTGGTAGACCAGGGGTACGTACTGGTTGAAGTACTTGCCTACCTGCTCCTTGAAACGGTCCTGGCCGTTGAGAACAACCTTGAAGTCCTTGAGCGGGCCAACCTCGTAGCCAACATTGAGGGTAGATGACGTGTTGGTACCCTCCTCGAACCAGTAGGCACCGCTGGCCGTGTTGGACAGCAGGGACGTACCGGCAGCCGAGATGTAGTTGTTGGAGCTCAGGCGGGGAGCACCGATCTCGTGGGGCATGGCACCAATGCACGTGAATGCGTTCGATGCAACGGTCATCTGCACATTGGCGCAAGACGTGGAGAAGTTCCACAGACTGTTCAGGGCAGTTGCCGTCGTGTTGGCATAGCACCAGATCAGCTCCTTCACTGGGTGGTTGAAGGATAGGCGAACCGTGGAGGTGGCTCCCGAGATGGCGTCACCACCGGTGTGCTGGACCTGCTCGATCAGGTACTCGTGACCCTTCTGGGCGAAGCGGCGACGCTCCTCCGTGTCCAGGTAAATGTAGTTGGCCCAAACCTCAGGGTTATTACCGCCGAAATAGTTGGTATAGTAAGAGGTCAGGTCGAAATCCATGCGAACCTCGTGGTACTGCAGGGCAATTAGGGGCAGGTACAGGCCTGGGTTATTGTTGAAGAAGAACCGCAGGGGTAGGTACACGTAGGTCTTGTTGTTGGAGCTCTCGGCAACAACGGACGTTGATGCCATCTTACCGTAGTTGATCTTGTCTGACTCACCGAGGAAGACCTCAGCGTACAGACGGAACCACATCTGGTAGTGCTTGTCGATGCGCTGGCCACCAATCGTCAGCTCTACGGCTGAGATGGCGCGCTCGGCGATCCAGCAAGTGTCATAACCAGCGTTGTTGGACGTTGTCAGCAGACCTGTAGTGGGTATAAGTGCTACATACATGTTACCGACTAGATCACCGTTGCGGGCAATAGTTACGGATATACGGCCACCGTTAACGGCGGTTCCGTTAATCGTCTGCTGGATGTTCTCCATGGCAAAGTTCGTGTGGCGCTTGTACACGGCCTGGAAAAAGGTCACCTTGGGCTGACCGGTAAGATAAACGTCCTGAGCGCCATAGGCTACGAGCTGCATAAGACCACCTCCCATTTTGTACTATTAGTAGAGAAAAAAATTTCACCTAGTTAGAGAAGGCGAGCCCGCCGAGACCAGACTGGATTCTTAGAATGTTGTAATTGACTGCATACATCCTCTGAACGAGGTTGGATGGCATTCCCGTCTTGAGATACACCGCCGCCTGGGCAATGTCGATACGGGAAAAGTTGCACGTTCCACTTGGCTGAAGTTCCTCGGGCTTAATGCCGAATGAGTAAACATAGATACCAACATATGGAGCTCCCGTGTGATACTGAAATGGCTGATACGAGTTGAAATATTTGCCAGGCTGGGGAACAAACCGGTCTGTTCCGTTGAGCATAATCTTAAACTGATGAAGAGGGCCTACCTCGTAGCCATATGCAGTGTTAGCTGTTCCGTAGTTGGGCATTCCCGCCTCTAGCCAATACACGTTACCAGTTAGAACGTTCGACTGGACTGAGATTGTGTTACCTGTCGTAACATTGCTCAAAGCGTTTACATACAGAGTCCCTGAAGAGCTGGTGAGCGCAGGGGGTGCATAAAGAGCGGGAGCCCCGAAATGGTTGGCCTGGAACATGGATGCTGCCTGTGCAAGCTTATTTGTGTCGACAGTAACGTTGACATTTGCCGTACTGCTTGAAAAGTTCCACATGGCGTTCGGGTTCGAAAGGTAGTTGGGATTCATGTAGCACCAAATTAGCTCCTTCACTGGGTGGTTGAACTGCATACGAATAACAGATGGCGCATTCTCGTTTGAAACGCCAACCGGGTCAGGTGCTACATACTGAACCTGCTCAATAAGGTACTCATGGTTGAGTTTTGCGAAGCTATCACGCTCTTTGGAATCGAGATACATGTAATTTGCCCAAACCTCAATCTGACCCGTGCCGAAATAGTTAGAATAAAGTGAAGAAAACTGGAAGTCGATACGAACCTCGTGATACTGAAGAGCAATTATTGGCAGAAATAGACCCGGATGCTTGTTGAAAAAGAACATAAGGGGGAGATACACCTTACCAATTGATGTGTTGGTCGCACTTGGTTGATTCGATGCTACGGCTAGAGATGTCAGACGGCCATAGTTGATCTTTTTAGCCTCACCCAAGAACACCTCTGCATATAGACGATACCAAGTCTGGTAATGTTTATCAATGAGCTGTCCACCAATATACAGGCTCACTGAATCAAAAGCTCGCTCAGCGACCCAGCACATGTCTGAGCCCACATTATTTGAGGTCAGCTGAGCAGCTGAAGATGTTGTTGGCGTCAGGGCGACAAACATGTCACCGACCAGATCGCCAGACCGTGATATTACGACCGACTGGAGACCGCCATTTCCGCCAGCACCCGACACGTTCTGCTGGACTAGCTCCATGGCAAAATTCGTATGACGACGGTATGTAGATTGGAAGAATGTGACGGAAGGGTTCCCTGTAAGATATACGTCCTGAGCGCCATAAGCGACCAACTGTAGCAATCCACCGCCGGGCATTTAGTATAACCCGCGAAAATAGTTGGCGCGAAAAATTCACAATCTTAAATTATTTATTAATAGTACAATGTCTCGCCGAGCCCCACCCCCCAAGCCAGTTCCAGAGGATGAGGAGATTGACCTAGATGAGGAGGATGACGAGGAGTACCCTGATATGTTCGAGGCTCTCGGCAGTCTTCTGGCGACGGATGATGGCGAGACGATCGCAACTGCCCTTGTATCCACCAAGGATGCGGTCGAGCGCATTGCCACCAGCCTTGAGCTGCAGAACAAAATTTTGGTCAAGATTCTAAGCGCAATTAACAAGCCGGCCCCCCCTGTAGAGGAAGCCGCTTAAAAAAGAGTATCCCTAAGATAGTAAGTATGGAGGTTCACACAATTAACAAGGAGATCACACCCGAGCACCTTGAGGAGATTCGCAATGCCAAACAGTCAAATGAAATAAGTGTGTGGACTATCCAAGATGTTGAGAATTATATATTGAAAATGGAAAGGGATTCTCTGCTTCAAGCGCGAGGAAATTCCCTCGCCGCCGCACAAGCTTGGGCATATGTCATATTCCCAGCTGAGCAAGAGCGCGATGTTGACAACTTTCCTAAAAATTACAGCGAGCACAAAATTCGAGACAATAAGGACCTATACATCAATAGGTGCCGTAATATCTTGGCCCGAATTGAGTCCATGGGAATAAGCAAAAATTCAAGCAAAGATGTAAACGGGGACGAGTTTTCATTCGAGTTTCGAGTGAGGCGTTTGATTACAGATCACAAGGAGATGTTTGAACAATATCGCATCTGGGAAAAGCGGTACAGCCGCATCAACAACCCTACTCTCGCTATTGATGACAGCGATACATCGCTGAAGGATGACGAGTCGAACACTCCATATCAAAAGCTTCTATTGTACCTACTTTCCAAGGCGTATGACGAGGGGTATCGCCGGTACAAGGGTCAGTGTTGTGTTCAGATTCGCAACACTCGTGCGTGGCGACCGGTCAAAGAGGTTAAGAAATTTATTTATGATACGACACAGAAGGAGGATGAGCCCGAGCGTTGGAAGCAGCTCACAAGTCGAGGAAACCTCGTAGCAGATCTAGAGCGCCACCTAAACAACTGCCAGGACTTTCAGTTTCAAGAAATTCAGAAGGACCGGCATGTGTGGTCATTTGCGAACGGTCTTCTTGTTGGAAAAGACTGGGACGGGAGCCAGTATCGTATCAAATTTTATCCTTACGATTCTCACGAATTTCACGAGCTTGACCCAACAGTCGTGAGTTGCAAGTATTTTGATATGCCTTTTGACTCTTATGAGGAAAAGAGCGACTGGTATGACATTCCTACGCCCAACATGCAACTCGTGCTCGACTACCAGAGGTTTGAGGAGGCTGTGTGTAGGTGGATATACGTATTCATTGGTCGCTTGTGTTTCGATGTGAATGAGCTTGATGGGTGGCAAATCATTCCGTTTCTGAAGGGTATTGCACAGTCTGGAAAGTCTACACTGATTACAAAGGTTTGCCGCAAGTTTTACGAGTGTGAGGATGTGGCGACCCTCTCGAATAACATTGAGCGCAAGTTTGGACTTCAGAGTATTTACAAGGGTTTTGTATTCATCAGTCCAGAGGTCAAGGGAGACCTGGCACTTGAGCAGGCAGAATTCCAGTCGCTCGTATCCGGTGAGGACCTTTCTATTGCCCGTAAGAATGAGACAGCGGTGAGTATGCAGTGGAAGACACCGGGTATTCTGGGCGGTAACGAGGTTCCAAACTGGAAGGATAACTCTGGGTCGATTCTCCGCCGTCTTGCGACGATCAACTTTGGCCGACAGATTGCCCCCGAGGTTTCTGACCCTCACCTTGAACACAAGCTCGAGAAGGAGCTTCCGGCTATTATGTGCAAGTGCATTCGGGCATATCTCGACTATGCTCACAAGTACGCCGACAAGGACATCTGGAATGTACTTCCCGCATATTTCAAGAAGATCCAAACACAGATTGCAACCGTGACCAACTCTCTTCAGCACTTTCTGTGCTCAGAGAAGTGCAAGTTTGGGCCGGAACTCTTCATCCCGCAAAGGACGTTTGTTACTCACTTCAATACACACTGTCGCGAGAATACGCTTGGACCATGCAAGTTTAACCAAGACTTTTACGCAGGACCGTTCAGCTCGCGAGAGATTGAGGTCAGGACAGAGTCGCGCGAGTACAACGGAACTTTGTACTCTGCACAGCCGTTCATATTCGGAATGGACATTGTCGCAGCAGACATGTAAATTAAAATGTGAGAAAATGACAGATGAACGCGGCTGCAAGGAAAATTCAAGCAGTCTTCCGGAGAAAACGCGTTTTTTCTGAAAACTCTGGACTAGGATTTAAACTTTCTAAACCGACTATAATTTCTACAGTCACTACAATTGAAATTCCTGTAAATTTTATAAATGTATTTTCTAAAATTCCAATAGGGTTCACAGAGGTGGCTGGATACATTCACTTTCGGGCCAAACCGCGAGTACGGTATGTCAAGGGGCAGGGATGGTTGGGAGGTGGCGAGGACCAGGTCAAGTATATAACCGCTAAACACGGTAAAACTACAGTTATACTTAAAAAGAATCAGGTACAGGTCAACGGCTCAGGTAACTTTGAAGAAATATACCTCATGTGTATAAAGAATGGTTGGATACCCAAGACTGCAATTCGTATGAAACCAAAATACAAAATTATAAATTGCAAGTTCAGAGTTAATAAGACAATTGATTTACCTGTATTTTTAAATTATATAAAACATAAAATTCCAAAAGAAATGATTAGTGAGCCTCCTAAATCAATTATATCTGAACTTAGAACTCCTGCACTCACTGTTAAATTTAATAAACCTAAAGTTACATATCAGTTCTTTAGGAATGGTACAATTTTGTTTTCTGGAATAACTAAAATTGAAAATATTGATGTCCCCCCAGAATTGTTCAAACAATTTTTTACAAAATACGAGTTCGATGCGGAAGACGTGTTTGGTGCGGCCGGCAAAACAGCCGCAGCGAACCCCAACCCTCTCGCCGGGTCATGGAATAAGCTACCGACCCGCGTTCCACAAGGCTATTACATTCGCCCCGGGACAGATGGTCTTCCGCGGCTTTATCCATACCAATACTACCGAAAGCTTCACGGAGGGCCTAACATCCTGAACAGTGCTGTGAATCTCGGGCCCATTGCCCCCAAAGTTCGAAAAGCGTTCAAAGAGGCGGGAAAACCAATCCCACAGTCTACACTTAACGTGTTCAGGAATGCGGGCTATCCATTGAATACGCCATCTGTAAATACTACAACATACAGTGGACCTGCAAATCGCCGCGCCCCGAGTTGGAACGCAACCCATGCAGGGTTCTACGTTCGCCCAGGTGCTGGGGGTCAGCCATATTGGTATTCTATTCCCAAAGGAAAAGCAGCCGGTCGCAAGACTGTCATAGCTGCATACACCAAGGCAGGTCGCAATATTCCTAGCGCAGTTCGTGAAATTTTCAAAATTCCTAGTAATTTTAAAATAAATAATTCTAAAAAGAAACACGAGTTCATGCAAGGTGTCAATGGGATATTGCGCATTAATGGAAAACAGGCAACCAGGTTGACAAAGACTGAACTCCTGGCTATTGCGCGCAACGAAAAGATTGCAGAAGTAAATAATAAAATGAAGCCAGCAAATATCATAGCATATCTCGCGACGAGGTCAGCGCCGGCAGGAAAATATAACGCAACCATCGGAAATATGAAATATAAATTCCTCGCAAACGCACGTGTTCGCCGCCTAAAAACTGGTTCTCATCCCACAACACGAAACTGGGCAACTATAAAGCCGGCTGAAAAGAATAGTATAATAAAAACTTACATAAAGAAGGAGGACATCCCAGCCTTTCTAAAATATTCAGTTGCAAACCAATACGGGATAATATATCAAAAGGCACAGAATGGTTCACCAAGTCTTAGCGGATCTTCAATAACTAGCCTAAACCTTGAGAACGTTTACAAGAATAATGAATATGTTAAGAATGAAAATTTTGGTTAAGAAACACATTTTAGCACATCAAACACCTTGTGCAGAAGATTGAATATCTCGGGGTCCGTCTCAAGTTGGTTAGGCTTGAGAATCTCAAGCTCAATCTGATACGAGGTGTCATCATCGGCATCCATGTCATCGGGCGTTCCCTTGACAACTGTCATATCAATAGACAAATTCTTGCGAACAAAAGACCAACGATCCTTGTCCTTTTGTTCTGTACTCACTTCATCACCGTCATACTCCCATGGCTCCTCAGTGGAGATTCCGAGACGAACATCATAGTTTGAGTTGGAAACCTCAAAATCATTAGTACAAACACGGGTCTTGATGCACCCAGTCTGTTCATCAGACTCTTCATCAACGGTCAGGCGCTTGGAAGCGACGAAATGATAGACGGTTGACTTGGTGTGGCGACTCGCCTCCCACCCCTGATATGTCATTAGAGCCTTGAAGACTTTGGCGAACGCATCCTTCCCTACATTTGTGTCAAACGAATTCTTCCCACGCCGACCTAGCCGAATTTCAACCTCAACATTTGGAAGACTCTTGTGCTTGCGGATGATGGGCTCCCACTCGTCAAAAAGCCGTTGACTCTGTGAGTTTGCCATCGGATCTATGTGCATTCTTATTCATAATAAAACTTATTTCTCTATATAAACATGTACGTTTTGTTAGGGGCGTGTATTTTGATGGTTTTGGTATTTGTGTTTTTAAAAAGGAAAAAGGAACCTATATATATAGTATTACAGGGATATTTAGGAAATACTTTAAGGTCTATAACTTCAATGAAAATCTTAGCAGATGAATTAAAAAGACCATTCAAAATAGATCTTGGAATAACTCGGGAAGTTGATAAAAAAATAGTAAAAATTCTTTTTCCAGAATATATAGATAACGCCCCCAAGTATATAACAAAACAACGCCCCGATGTATTAAATTATAATTCATGGACTACAACCCATCCAATAATAGAAGCTACATTTAAAAATATACCAGAAACGAGTTTTGGAGTTGGTCATATATATGCAGCAAAACTAGAAACAATGAGTGACGAAGAATTTATAAAAAGAAAAATTAAAATTTATAAAAATCTAAAGTGGCCAAATTTTGAATTTGACGATGTATCTAATATGGTTGGTGTACACATGCGATATTCAGATAATCTGCTAGACGTGACCAAGAATGGTCTAAATACACCTTTAGATATATTCAAAGATAAACTCAAAACATTAGAAACTCCGTTTTTACTCTGTTCAGATAATTCTGAAATTATAGATTATGTAAAAGAGGAATATCCTAACACAATTTTTCCAGACATACAAGATGATCCGGACCTACAAGGGTTATATGAAATGATTCTTTTATCAAGAACAAAATACATAGTCGGTAGTTATGCATCTACGTTTTCTTATGAAGCTTCATTCTTCAGAGGAATACCTCTTGAAATTTATGAAAAAGGAAAATGGAAAACTTACACATAGAAAATAAAGACGCCAAAAATATATGAGGGGGTTAGTAAATCTTGGCAACACCTGCTACTTTTCCACTGCAATTCAATGTCTCGCACACGTTCCACCACTCTCGAAATACTTTTTTGATAATTCTTATGATGGAAATTGTGAAATTACAAAGGAGTACAGAAAAGTAAATGTGAATCTATTCCGTATACACGAGTCTGGACCTGTAGATCCTTCTGATCTACTAACAGCATTCAGGAATAAGTTTCCAGAATTTGCACATGGTCAGCATGATGCTCAGGAAGTTGTTATAATTCTCTTGGATGTATTTGAAAAATCTCTTGGGAAGGAATTAATTCAAGAAATATTCAATGGTCAAGAGACCCAAGAGACGGCATGGGCAGGTGGCAAGTCTGTGCGAACAACTCCTTTTACTGTATTGTTTCTCGACGTTTCGAAACCATCTAGTCTTGGGGAACTTGTAGAGCGTCAAACCGAGCCAGTTTCTCTTGAAAATTATGTGGACGATTCTGGACAGACGCATGCGTGTGCGGCTATTCGGAACAGAGTGACTCGATGGCCAAAGGTTCTAGGCATTTCTTTTTCAATGTACACGCATAAATTTCCTATTGAAATACCACTTGAATTTGAGGGTCTCCGTCTCTTCTCGTGCATCATGCACTACGGAATTCAACAGGGTGGCCATTATGCACTTCTCGTCCGCCGTTACGATCAGTGGTATATAAAGGATGATGAGAACGTTCGCGAAGTTCCCACCCCAAAAGAGCTTACTGGTACATTTTACATGGCTTGGTATCGGTAGAACTCTTTCAATTCAATAGCCTCCTTGAGATTGATCACAGTGCGAAAGTATGTGCGACGGTTATTCGCATATGTCTTGTCAGTTCTGACTTTTTCAACAAACCACCCTGTAGGCCCATATCCACACTCAACGATGGTCCCATCGGGTATATCCACCTTTTTGTGAAGTTCGGCTTCCAGATATGGTATACCCTTGTCTTGAATATATAAATTTCGTCCACCCATAATTGCAAAATCAATCGTTATCCTATCCCTGGGCTTCCACTTGAACATTGTCTCATGTGTCCCAGTGCGAACGGGTTCATTCACCGGAGTGAATACAAGACCATCTGTTTCGTATTCAAACTTGTCAAGAGGGGTCATGTCCCCAATAGAACTGAGAGGCCACATCGTCTTGACCCGAATTTCAAACTCTGCCCCGGCAGTTTTGATGATTTTAACTTTACGAATAGCATCGAGGCGTGCATCAAGAGACTTGTTCATCAAATCTTCACCCTTCACTCGAATGGCATCATAGACCATGAAGAGCTGCTTCCCTTCCTTCGTCTTCACAAGTTCACCATCAAGGAGTGTATCCTTAGGAACCCGAATCTTAACCTGTTGAGCTACAAAAGCACGGTTAACAATAAAAACACCGTCGGCAAAGCTCGCAAGGAGATGACGGGTTCCATCGGTTTTTTCACATACAAAATAAGGCTGTCGTTCGAGCATCGCGAAATGGCGGCGCTCGATCGAAATAGGCTGTGGACCTGGGAATCTTTGACAATTTCCACCCCACGAATTCAGAATAAATTCTTCCATTTTTTACTTGTGTAATTTAAGATTTAAAACTTTAAGGCTCTAGAGACACGCCTGACGACTCGAGAATGTTTCCAAAGCACTCGTGAACGAAATGGCACACTACATTGGCATTTGTAGCCGCTGCAATTTTGATACCATTTGTGCGAAGGCAGTCGAACATTGACTGGTCACCCAAAGGAAGAGTGATGGGCGTCTTGCCACCACGAAGCTTCTTATCAACTGGCTTGGCGTCCATAGCCCATACACGCGCAGATGTCTTGGTGCATTCATAGATACCATCTGCCCACTTCTTCCCAACTTCAGTGTCAAACGCAAGACCGCGCTGTGAAGCGGGCTCAGTTGAACCTTCGACCGTTTTCTTTGCAAACATAGCCCAGTCAATACCTTCCTTGACAGATGGGAACACAAGAACCTGAACCCCATTCTCAAAAGGCATAACAACTCGGGCAAGTTCCTCAGTGTTTAGATTTGTTCCATAATCCATCCAGAAAATACGCTCACCTGTTTTAATAATTTTAGGAAGTGTTGATTTATCTTCTAGAAAATGAATCTCGATATGAAGCCCACGCTGCATACAGAGCATGTGGGTGTTCATGGCTGTATGAAGCGTCGTAGCGCTAATGGATTTATTACGCGTGACCATGCATACATGAAGAATCTGCATTTGAGTTTAGGAGTGTATAGTTCTTAACTGAACCCACTCATGTTCCCACATCACAATCAAAATAAATCCCAGTTCTCTGATTTTCTGTTCTTTCTTAAGAGTATCTTGATAAACTTGACCCCAAGTTTTGTTCGATATTACTGGGTGTGGCTCATCTTCAATGTAATCCGGATGACTGGGATGACCGTGCCACATAGTACCATGAAACTCATATATTGTGTTTATATTTGGACGCCATCCATCTGCGTGATATCGTGTGCCCGGAATCCTGAACTCTCCTCCAGTTAGTTTGTGTTGAATAGGTCCTCCTTCAGTAGTTTCTTCTATGTGAAGAAGCCATTCCAACTGCTTTTTTGAACATCCTTGAGTTTGACAAATGGGACATCCTTCTTCACCAGTTAGGTGCTTATTTGGAGTCTGTTCAAAACGTCGATCGTGTAGTATGCATCGTATAGTAGTTTTTTCCCTAGCTTTGGTATAGTTGGTGTCACCGTAGTCGTACTTTTCCTTGTAACCGGATATAAGTTGCGCCTTGCGTATAAATTCCTCCGTTGATGATGTTTGAGAAAGAGCAATTGATCGTCTACCACATTTGGTACAGCCAATGCCTTGAATATGAGATCCAGCGGTTGTCGTCTCCCATGGCCCATCGATAGGACACATTGCTAGAATTTTAGAATCCCATCCTTTATACTCGAAATTGGGATACTCGTATTTATATCCATGAATTTCACGGAAACGAATGAGACATTGTTCGGTAGTCAACATTTGTTTTTTTGATGATTTTTCGTTTCCACAATCGTTGCAACCGCAGCCACTTAAATGTGAATGGACATTCTGTTCGAACCAGCCATGAATAGGGCATCCTATACATACCTTATTTATACAAGAAGGACTTACAACACGTGAATAGTCATATTTATCACCGTGAACTTTTCTCGCATCCTCTATAAACTTATCAACATCTCGCCGCCGATGATTGTTTATATTTACGTATTCATAACGGCATTTCTTGCATCCATTCCCTACAAGGTGTTTATCAGGAGACTGTAAAAAGTATTCTTGATGTTTAAAACAGTATATTTCAAAATGCGCTTTGGCTCCCTTCCAATGTCCGCACTTATCGTAACCAAACTTTCCTTCACCCCACTTTTCCATGGCTTTAGCAATAAACATGGGAGTGTCCACAGGTCGCGGCATTTAACTTAATTTACACGCTCCCCTGTGCCTTAAGTCGTTGTTCAAGCGTTCCGTAAAACCGCAAATTGCCCACGTGTCCTAGAACAGTCATGCAGTCTGCAAAAATCTGACCGCCCATCTGCTGCCAGCGGCGACAGAATGCGTAGTCCTCTGAAAGGTAACGGCGACTTACGGGGTCAATCATACAGTCAAACACTGCACAATACTCGTCCAGGTCCTTATTCTGATGGTCGTTGACGCAATCGAGTTCGGGATACTTTGCAAACATCTTGGTGAATACATTGCGTTTAATAAGCATGAAACCGGTAGGACCGTCAAGAACCTCGGCAAAGCCATCTCTAATCTGTGTCTGGGCATACTTGAAATTCATGACAAGTGACGCGGATACACGCGCCAAGTCCTTCTTCCCACCCTTCTTGACCTCGGCCTCAGCCTGATCCCACATAACACACTTTTTAGGATAGGCAGCGACCGCTACATCGTGCCCAGACTTGATTAGACGCATAACTGAATCAGGGTCAAAATGAATATCCGCATCGATGAAAAGGAAATGAGTCGCTTCGGTCTTCTGGTAGAAGCGAGCCACTGCAATATTACGGGCGCGATGAACGAGTGATTCATTCTCGGTCGTGTCGAGCATCATCTGATAACCATTTGCCGCGCATGTTCGCTGAAGCCGTAGTAGAGACTCTGCATAACCCTGGAGACAAATACCCCCATAACAAGGGGTGGAGACAAAAAGAGTAACAGTCATTAAATTAAACGGGGTTCTTATCCTTAAGTTCAGCTCTAACAATATTCTCAATCTTTGACAGCGTCGGAACAGACACATCGCAGATCTTGCAAATCGTAGAACGATCGATGGCACCTGCCAATACTATAAATATAACCGCGCACGCAATAGCCTTTGGCGTCCTTCCCATGAGTTCAACAGACTCTTCTATACTCTTGCATATCTTGATAACCCGCATGCGAACCCGCCCTTTTTCTGAATCTGGAATGCACGTAAGATCGTTGAATATTCTCGGAATGAGATGCGCAGCAGTCATAACATGAACCCCTGTATCTGGGACCTGCTCTTGGAACATTTCAGACGTCCGTGACAAGTCTCGGACAGGAATACCGAACGCGTCTGAAATTTCTTTCGTACTCCTGGAAATATTGTGCTCCCTGCACGCCTGAAATATGCAATTCGCCTTGACTCCGTTTCTCACCGCTCCGCGAGTCAGCTTAGATTCGTTAAATTCCTTGTACTTGATCTTCGCAGAATACATAACAACATCGGGCAGACCTAGGACGCGTGTACCAATGTCCATCATCTGTTGATATGCATGGAAGAGTGCGCGGTCCCGATGGTGCATGCTCAGGTGGTGATGGATCCGGCTCATCCGCGAGGCGGCATAAGATTTTGTCCGAGGAACAATCATTGTTCCCATTCCCCAGGATGCCGAAAAGTGATCAAGGTTCACTGGAGCTCCAACGCGCGAAGGGTCTTTGTTTCCAGTGTCAGGGTCGCCACCCGAGTTCCATTCTGGCTCATCTGATATCCAGACTTGATCTGTCAGCCCACAACCTGTGCATACTGGCATCTCATCAATAACCTTGACGCCACCGCACCGCACGCATTTCCACTCTGAGGTGACTTCTTGGATAGACTGTTGCTCAGACCGGAGCTGTTCGAGAATCTCCCAGCTTTGTTCAACGGAATCCATTTTTGAATGGAAACTCTTAGAACGCGGAAATTTGCCACGGAAAAAACCTCAATTCTCTTTATATGAGCGCTCCAGTAGTAGATCACGTAAAGCGGGCAACTATTGAGAGCATCAAGGCAAAGTCTCCGTTCAGCGTTCTAAATATTGTGGCGCTGGTTGCGATTCTGATCATTGGTTATTTCCTGTATAAGAAGTTTAACAGCAAGTTTTCATCAGGCTCCATCAAGATGCCCACTCGTCGTCGCCCAGCACCCGCTCCCAAGGTTTCATTCAAGAAACCTGTAGTAATTGAGGAAGAGTCTGATACGGAGGAAGAGGTTGAGGAAGACGAGGTTCCAGACGTAGAGGTCAAGGAGGACTAAGTCCATACATCATCCACAATATTCCATTGAATACATGTCGGAGTATCAAAATAGATGTCCCTTTTTAGAATTTCATTTAAACGTTCGGGGGGAATTGTAGTCTCCCCAAGATAGATGTCGCGAAATTTATTCATAAACTTGTCCAGATTTTCCATCTGGTCTTTGAAGTCTTCATATTTACCCCAAGTTCCGTCAAGGTTCAGTTGGTGAATCAGTAAATATGAATTTTTTGTCATGTATCGCGTACGCCCACCCAATAGTAGGAATGTAGCAGCTGATGCACACATTCCATCTGCAATTGTTCGAACCTTTGAGCGCCTCATAGATCGAATGCAATCCATTGCGCTCAGTCCAGCATGAATATCACCACCATCTGACCTAATGAATATTCTAATTTCTGGTTTGATGTGATCAAGATTCAGATCAAGATGTCTCTTGACCAATTCAATTTCCAATTTTTTTAGTTTTAAATTTAGTTCAAGTACAGTCGCCTCGCATACTTCACAATGAAAGTAAATTTCAGACCCCTGAACCTTGACAAACTCCTCTACGGGGGCGGCGCACTCACACATTTCTTGATTTGACAAACGGTCTTAGCCTTTAACTTTCGAAGAGGACTCAGGTGGTTAAGCACGTCTATATCCTCTCTCAGAAACCCGTACTCTCTCATCAACTCTATAGATTTTGGCTGTTCCTTTTCAATATAGTCCATAATGAGAAGAATACCATCAAGGTCCTGTTTTGTCTGTGGAACTCTTTCATACATTGCCCTAATTTTCTTTCGGCGCATGCACATATTTTGATATTTTGTCCACGAGCTACCAGGTTTTAAGTTTGAGCCAAGTGTATGACCAATCTCAATAGAAGGAAGGATGCATCCCCAAAAGTTAAAATAGGGCAATAACTCCCAGCCTCCCGCATAGATCAGCACATCAACTATATCAGCCTGACTGAACATTTCGGTTACATTTTCATATTTAACAGTGGGAGAATCCAGATAGTTTGCATTCAAGATTGAAGCCATATTACCTGGCTCAATAAGTGGATATCCTATAAATTTACATGGGTCAGTATCTGAAGTACGTGATACGAGAGAACCCAGAAATTCTCTTGGCCCGTGGAAATCATCTTTAAAATCAGATTTGAAATTTGTAGCCTGAATTACCCATTGAATATCACCATCTGCCGCATCTATAATTTGGTCTGAGGCGTTAGGAACAATTCTTTTAATATTTTCATGAGTAGGTATTGGAAAATTATAAATTACAATTTCAAAATCAAATTTTACAGGAATTTGTGAAATTACAATGAACATACCACTGGTAGGAATTTCTGTAATCTCCTTGAGACCTATAAGTCCTACAGCACACTCATATTCATCTAAAATTACTGACATATCCGTTCCACGAATTTTATTCAAAAAATCAATTGTATCTTGCTTGCTCTTGAGAATATCGGGTGTTATCTCGATAAATGATCCCAGGGCATCGCGAACTGCCCACGTTTTCCCAATACCTGTCTTTCCCACAACACACACTGCTCGCCCGAGTTTTGTAAATTCGTATTCTTTTTTTTGAATGCTTCTTTTAAAGTATTTGTCCATGATTTCAGATGATGAAACAGACGAGCCTCTTAGTAGACAGATTCTAAATATGGTTCTCGATAATAACGCGATACGGGCGGCGTACCCTTGGTTAACAGGTTATATAGTTTTTAATATACTGATCATGGCCCTTCTAATTTATATATCAATTAGAATTAGCTTCAAATGACAGTAATTCTCAAACGTTCGAATAATTCGAAACACAAATTTATGGCAGTTTTCCCAGATGGGAAAATAGTGCGGTTTGGTGCAAAGGGTTACTCGGACTATACTATACATAAAGACCGTGCTCGAATGAAGCGATACATCGTGCGCCACCAGAGAGGTGGAGAAAACTGGTCACGTTCAGGGGCAAAGTCTGCAGGGTTCTGGTCTCGCTGGCTTCTATGGTCCGAACCGAATTTTCGGCACGCTCTCAGGAAGACAGAAAGGATACTCGGTCAAAAAATAATATACAAATAATTAAATGGATGCAGTATTTGCATTTGTAAATTTCATAATATGTGTTTTCGCATTTATAAAAGGGGTTGGATATATACGAGACACTACAAAAACAAAGGATGCATGGTGGCAATTTCACGCCGTTATGATAGCAATATCAACAGTGGGTGTTATGATTAATATTTATATAATAAGTAAAATATTGAAACCACCTGCCCCTGCGGTTCCTGCGGGAGCCGTCAGCCCCAACCCACAGTTCGCATCTCTTGAACAGTCACTAAACCAACAGGCGGCGGCAGCGGCAGAACAGGCAAAACTGCTCGCACAAAAAGCCGCCAGTCTTCGGGCAATAGCTTCTTAATTCTGAGAAGATAGTGTCTCACTCAAACGCGAAAACATTTCAGGTGTGCGGCGCGCGTCGTAGTTCATAGTACAACCAGCCGAAATACCCATAGAACCAGCCTCCGCAAACGCATCCTGGTTTGCTCCTACATACATAAATGTCCATCCATCCTTGGTCTTTTGGTCAATAAGATCCTTGATATGGGCTTTTGTGTACTCTTTGCTTGCGTTCTCCTGGCCATCAGTCAGGATAACGACAGTAGCGACTGGCTTGTCGCCGTAGAGCTTCAGTGTCTTGCCGATCGCATCGAGAAGAGCAGTTGACCCACGTGGCTGAAACGTGTCAGTTGTCAGAGGATCCACGTTGTCGATATGTACAGAATCATATGATACTAGGTATTCGTGATCAAACTGTACCAAAGTCATGGTGCCTCCAAGAGGTTTCTGATCATTGACGAGTGAGTTAAACCCACCGATGGTATCATCACGGCACGAATCCATAGAACCGGAGCGATCGAGAATGAAGATGCGGTCCATTTTTTACTTTTCATATACAAGGGCCAGCGCCTTAACTGTTGCGCTGCCCACAATTGCAACCGAATTCAACGAGACAGAATCTGCGACCCACCGAAGGCCATGACACGTTGGAGAGCCGTGTGCAAAAATTGAAGTAAAGAACCCGGCACACTGTTCATAGTACAAACGCTCACTTAACCATCTTAAAGCGTGCGAGCCTATTACAACGAGAGTAAGCTTGAGCCCCTGGGACACCATGTTTAAGTTTGCGTGCATTCCCTCTAAGTATGCACCCAAGCGCAAGATGGTCGACTTTGCATTGCCAAAATGGCGAACGAAACTTGGAGAGTTCACGGACCCAGACTTATTGAGCTGGATCAATAACCTGTATCAAGACAAGGTCTACAAGACGCGGGAAGAGTTTAACAAGGCCTATGATTCCCACGACGATATTCACTGGAGAAACAAGCCGATGATTCTTACGATGGACGACGTGCAGATGCTGAACGAGCAGTTCGAGGCCGGAGCGTTTGAAGACGGGCAGCAGAAGCAGGTCGGGAAGCTGCTCGGACGGATGCTGACCGTGCTCGGTGAACAGAAGACGTTGATCGTTTACTGAGGTTCAGAGCCATTAGATCAGGTGTAATGTCTTTAAATCCAAACCGCCTGTACCAGATTCGTACCCGTTCCTTTGTCGGCTCTAGAAAGATGTATTTTAGTTTTCGCCGTTTCGCGTCCTGAATAATACGCGCAAGTAGTTGAGACCCGTAGCCCTGACCAGATTCGGCCCCTATTAGGTGTAGATAGGTCGCACCACCCATATTAGGCAAATTTTTCCCCATTATAGCGAAACCGACCATCTTGCCTGACGCATTGTGGACTGCGTAGTTGTTTCCGCGCAGGTGATGTTTCATGGTTGCCTTGAACCATTTCTCACCGATACTGTTCTTGACCATCTTGTAAATTTTCCCCTTCTTCCCCCTGAAAATTGAATTGCGTGGTCCTGAAGTTATAGAGCTCATTAAAAAGTATCAACATATTATATCAGGATGGGCACGATAGCCTTCCAAATTGAAAATAGGAAAAACGAACACATCGATGCCCTGATGGGAGTTGTACAGGTATGGTGTGATGAAAAAGATATAGAATACCAGAGATATAACGGATATGACGATGATATGGTTCATTACTGGTGGAAGGTCTTTAAACTTTCTGAAATTATGGAAGACAACCCAGATTGTGAATACATCTTGTGGTTCGATTCTGACATTTTCATATATGATTTCAATAAAGACCCACGAGATTTTATGACCCCTGACCTAGACTTTGTCGCAGCACATGACCCTGATGACCCCAAAGATACTGAAGACTGGTTCAACGCAGGTGTCTTTTGTATAAGGAACAACTCGGGCGGACGCGATCTTGTGAATAAATGGATGTCGTTATATGATGAATCAAAATGGACCAAAGGTTCGGATGGAAAATGGACAACAAATGATAGATGGGCGGGACCAAATTATGAACAAGGTGCGTTCTGTGAACAAATTTTACAAAAACCAGAATTCAAAAATAAGATTAAGATTTACCCATCAACAACATTCAAAGAACTTTTCAACTGGCATAACCCGGGTCCAGAGTGTTTTTCGCTGCATTTGATGAGAGGTCTTGCGCAAAAGATTGGTAGTATGTGCATTTTACGACACAAGATTGAAGCTCTAATTACATTCTTTATTGTACTCGGATTGTTTGTTTTTCTTTTTTATTTAAAAGGATATACTTCTAAATAGAAAGATGTATGTCGAACTGATGGGTCTTGCTGTTTTTGTTGGGTCATTTGTGCTCGTTACTTCAATTGCTTTTACATATCTCGAGCGCCGCCTTCAAAGTATAGAAACTATTCTGTCTGATGACCTTCACGACGAGTGATTAAATATAGAATTTCCTGCACTTCCCCACGTCCTTCACCTGTCTTTGAACCTCTCGCCGAGTACCTTTGATATTCACGAACCTGCCTCTCACTTGTATACGGTTCAAGCAATTTCTGCCATTCAGGTGCGCCAATTATGCCCTCATCATTGTATGAGACAAGCACATATTTGGCGACCCGTGTAGAATGTTCAAGCAAGTCTTTCATGGCATCAATTGCCTTCACCTTGTAGTTATAATCTGACTTGACGCGATCCTTGGGAAGCCCTGTCACTGTATTCACGTTTTTCGGACGCTCATTCTTTGCGACAACATTCAGCAAAAAATAAAAAGCACCATATTCGTGTGCATTGTACGGGGGGTCGAAATAAATGAGATCGAGTGAACTATCTGGCATCTTTTGTAAAAGATCATTCGTTGATTCGTTATGAGTATGAACCTGGAGTTGCGAATCGTGCCATGTCGGCACCTCTAGGACAAGTGGGTCTAGAATGCGTTTATTCGTATTAAAAGTTCCTACACCATCTTTGTTCTTAATAAATGACTTGAAATGCCCCATTGTATTTGCATGAATAGCCATCTGAACGAGTACGGGACACAAACACCAGTGCCGCAATTCAAGACTCACATTGTCTTCGATGTATTCTCTCCACGTGTCAATACGCAGTGCGTTTTCGCGCGTGAAAAAGCACCTCTCACCCGCCTTGATATTTTCACTATCCGCTGGGGCGTACATTTCAGAGATGATTCCCGGATAGAACTGAGTAATTGCATTCATATTCGCAATGTGTGTGCGAATTTCTTCCTGTTGTGAGGGGGTCGGCGTCTTGATGAAGCAATTGGATGCTATATAAGAATACCATTCGAGATCGTTAGTATGAAGTTCGGAAGCATGTGGAACAAGGGCACGGGCTACAACAGTTGAGCCTGTAAACCCATCCATGAGCCGAAGAGTGTCCTTGCCGAGACGAGCCTTGACATCTTCTACAGATGCTATAATTCCTTCAAGAAGTTTGCGCTTATTACCTAGGTACGTGTACATTGGCTGATTTATATAAGACTCCATATATGATTAAGGGGGGGTATCTTTAATTAGGTCAGAACCCCAAATATATTCAATTCCCCACGACTTCCAGAGATCGAGCTGCTGCCGAATTTGTGGGCAGTCTGTAAGAAATTCCTTCGCATACCCCTCTGCCCCTGCAAAACATACGATGCGCATAGGCTTGCCGAACAGTTTGGGCGCATCTACGTACTTGATGGGTACAGCTATAATCTTCTCTTGCGCAGTCCCTCCACTTAGGTGAAACTGTGTCTTCAACTCGTACACGTAATTCTCGTCTTCCCAGTCTAGTTCAATACCCTTCTGACGGTTATCCTCCTTTTTCTTCTTAGGCTTCCACCCGCCCGGAATCATTTCTTGAAGAATAAGTTGCCCAAACTTTCCAGACCACTTTCCACTCTGTTTATAACCGTGGCTCGGAAGAGAACTACAAAATAGACCCCACGCCCAGTTATTTTCACGAATATACTTTTCATCTTTTTCAGCCGTCTTGTTCTTGAAGACGTCTTCTTTCCTGTTCAGAAACGACAAGTCCCCCTTGATCCATTGACCGACCGTTGGGTTTTGGATAAGCATTTTTAATAAAACTGCTCAGAACTCTATCTAGGCGTGAAAACCACTCGTTTTTTCGCACGCGTTCATAAGTTCTCTAAACTCTCGAGAAAGTTCAATGTGCCAAGGATAAAGAACACCAAGAGCGAACAAAAAGCTGGCAGTACTTACCGTTAGAGCTGCTACTGGGATCCATTTAAGCCACGTTTCCATAATAACTACTAAGAAGTAAATTGTGTAAGGAACCTAGCGCTTGGGTCAGTCGCATTCGACCACTTAGGCATCCACGTGTATGGACAAAGATGGAAATTTTTACCAAAATATTTTTCGAAAATTGTACGATACTTGTCTTCACCATACTTTTTGAGAGCATCGACCCATGCATAACCAACCGCATCACTCATGCCGTTCTTCTGACGCCAACAAATTTCCGTTGGAAGCATATCATCAAACGCATCGCGCAGCAGATACTTCTCCCACTTTCCACGGGGCATCTTCAGGTCAGAGTCAAAACCATCCATGACATAGTCAACAACATCGCGGTCAAAGAATGGCACGCGAAGCTCAAGGCCATTGGCAGCAGTTGTACGGTCCGCCCTGAGCACATCATACATATGGACATCACGCACAAGTCGGTTTGTCTCGTGCCGAAATTCTTCAACGTTTGGAGCATCGTGAAAATACAGATAACCACCGAATAGCTCATCAGAACCCTCGCCACTCAGAACAACACGCACGTCTGTATTTTCCTTAATATATTTACTCAAAAGATACATTGGAATAGATGCGCGAACTGTGGTCGTGTCGAAAGTTTCGAGGTGCCAAATGACGTCCCGGATAGATTCAAGCCCCTCTTTGACAGTAAACTTGACCTCTGTATGGTCAGAATCTAGAAAGTCTGCCATCTTACGAGCGGCGAGAAGGTCGGGTGAACCCTCAAGTCCAACGGAAAAGGTCTTGATCTTTCCAAGAAACTTCTTTCCGAGTGCGGCCACGATCGAAGAGTCGAGACCTCCGCTCAGAAAGAAACCGACCGGGCGCTCGGTATTATTCACGCGCTTCTCGACTGCCTCGGTTAGCAGGTGTCGAACGTGTTCCTTCACAAAATCCACATCGTTATCATTCCGAGGATGATCCCAGTAGTTTGGGGCCCATGTGATGAAACGGTTGAGTTTTGGGTCATAGAGCGTACCCGGTGGGAATATCTCAACTGACCCGCCTAGGTGCAAAAGTGCCTTGACCTCTGAAGCGAACGAAATATCACAACCTGGAACCTTACAATAGAAGAGAGGACGGACACCGACACTGTCGCGAGCAGCCCAAGTGTGCTTTCCATCCGTATATACAAAAGCAAAATCACCGCTCATAATCTCACACGTACGGAATAGACCATGCTCCTCTATGAGCTGGAGAATGATCTCACAGTCAGACTGGCCAGGGATTCCACCGAGCTCCAGATGATTGTAAATTTCAGCATTTGCGATTAGAAACTTTCCATTGTGCTCGATCGGCTGAGTTCCTACTGGACCAAGCCCATTGATAGCAAGGCGCCAAAACATGAGGTGTGTATCATCGACGCGAACATGTGTAAAATCATCTGGACCGCGATGGGACAGCTTGTCATTGGGTGGAGGATTCGGTCCGGCAAAAATTCCACACATCTTTTGTTTGTACACGAACGTCGTCTCTAAGGCTTTTAGAAGTACAATACTGCCCCAACTATAAGTGCTAATATCACCGCAATTAGAATAAAGTACATTGTCACATTTGAAGAGGGACTCGAAGAGGGACTCGAAGAGGGACTCGAAGAGGGACTCGAAGAATCTTTGTCTGGAAATTTACTGAAGAGTCCCATTTAATTATATAGACATAATTAAATGAAAGAGAATTTAATAATTATAATTTTGATAATTGTAATTTTGATTATTTCAGTTAGAAAATCATCATATAATATCATATCTAAACAATTTATGCCATCCCTAGCGTATTTGACTGACGCGCAGTTCATGTATACATTATTTTATATGGAAGGGGCGAACCGTCCAACAGCCCATCAGGTATTCCCAGTCGGAACTCCACTTCCATCAGGTAATTGGAAATGTCAAAATAAAAATGGCAATTCAGACTGTTGGAACTGGACATTACCATATGATATCAGGGATACATATAATAAACTTCAAGACTTTTGCACAATTGCAATAAATCAAATTAAAGGAACAAATTCATATGATCTCATAAATAAATATTTGCCCGAAGGAACTCTAAAATATTCTTCAGATTCTGAACTAAACACAGTGTTTGATACTGCTTATTCAAGTGGTGAACCAAAAGGAGCAACTCGAGAAGATATAAGAGATCGTACAATGTTACATATGGTCGCATACATATACACTGGTCTGGCTACTCGCATGCCAGGTATGGGAGGCTTCCCATTCCCTGATAACGGGCGAGTTCTATGGACGAGCGACGTTATGAACGATACAGGAAAGACTGCACAAGAAGTTATTGCGTTGGGATATGAAATTACTCAAAAATTCCTGTTACCAAAATATTATTATAAAACAGATGTGGTAGTAGATATATCAGCTGCGGTTACTTATATTAACACTGTTTTACCAAGTAAATTTAATAAATATTACATTCCAAATGGCTTGTTATCGTCTTCATGGGACTCGCCAGCAGTCTTAGAATTTTCAAACGAGGATTCAGATCTTCACCCAGAAAACAAAGACAGATGGCCGTGGCTGTGTAAAGTTGGATCTATTGGATCAGTATATGTTGCTTACCTTCTTAAAGAGAAATGGAAGCTTGATATGAATTGGATAGCACCTGGGTTTCCAATTCTCGACGATATTACTAAACAGTATCTTAATAAAGATACATCTTCTAGTATAGATTTCAGCTCTTTAATTTTTGAGACGTCATTTGGCTCTGGCTCTGGCTCTGGCTCTGGCTCTGGCTCTGGCTCTGGCTCTGGCTAGACGGGTTTTTCACTGTACTTGAAACACTCCCACAGACGCGAT